GTCAACACAGGACACAGCCCTTCCTTATAGCACTCGACCATAGCTTTCTTTGTTTGATCAGCACTTGAACCTTGGATCAATCTATTCAAGGCCTTATATGTAAAGGCTCTTCTCACTCGACCTTTCTCTCCATATTCTTTGATAGCTTCTTTCATTGGTAATGCTTTATTGAAACCATAAGACACAGGCTCGTACATATCAAATCTACATTTACGTCCTAACCAAGTTCGTATAACACCAGTGCTCGCTGCACGATCCATGGCTTTTTCGGATAAAGATCTCAAAAAAGGTACTTTCTGATTATATGTATTCAATAATTTTTCTGCTTCTTCTATTTCTATATCCATAACATTAGCAAGTTTTGCTTTACCCATTCCATACATAATACCAAGATTAACTGTCTTAGCTTGCTTTCTTGGTATGTTGGCCATATCTGCAACCATCTGATGAAAGTCAGCATTACCTTCATGATACATCTTAACAACGTCATCTATTTGAGGATGTTTATCAACACCCGTCAAGGTAGCACAATAATGCACTAGCCATCTTGGTTCTTGTGATGCATAATCAAATGAACCCCATTTGTGGCCCTCCTCCGGGATAAACAAACCACGAATTAATTTTTTAATCTCAGGATCTCGTGCAGGAATCTGTTGCAAATTGGGGTTACTTGAACTAAAACGTCCAGTAACAGTTCCACCACCATCTGATCGTAAGGAGTGAAAATCACAATGTATTCTACCATTATGAGAATGCTCAAGGATTGTATCAACAAAAGTTGTATTAGCTTTGTTTATTTCTCTAATTTTTATAATTTTTTGTGCAATAGGATGAGTATTATTCGCAAGAAATTGTTTTGTAAACATGGGTGCCCCAGACTTCTCTGTGCGAGAATAAGGAAGTCCTACAGCGTCAAAGACTTTTGCTACAGATGTGGCGACCCACGGTTCAACCGTGACTCCAGTTTCCTTGACTATTTCATCTATAAGTGATTTCTCAAGTTTAGTTAGTTCTTTTTTAGTTTTATTTGCTTTCTCTACATCAACACGAACACCTTTTGTTTTCATTTCAAAAAGTACAGGTAGTAGATCTATCTCTAACTCAAAGATACTTGAACATTCTTCTTGAGTTATTTTCTTTCTAAGATTATCCCAAAGTTTTAAAGTTATCAAAGCATCTTGCTCGGCATACTTACCTACATATCTAGGAGGCAACTGCCACATACCAGATTTAGGATCAACACCAAACTCATCCGCTGCTGACTTTAAAAGTTTTTCATCTTTAAACTCACCTAAATAGTCACGAGCAAGAGAATTAAGATTATACCATTTTCTATTTTCATCCAGCAAAGGTGCCGCAATCATGGTATCTATTATTTTACCTTTAACCTCTATACCTTCTGCTCTAAGCCAACCTAAATCATACAAAGCATTATGAAATACTTTAGTTATTTTTTCATCATTACATAATTTTTGTAGCCATTTATAAACTATGTTTTTTGACATGTTACCAGATTTGTGTGCAACAGGAAAATACCAAGAGCTTTCTCCCGCTGCAACTGCAACACCTATCACATACCCATCTTTTCTTGTCCAACCAGGACCAAGTGTTAATAGATTTGTATCTTTTGTTTCTAAGTCTATTGAAACTGTTTCGTATTGAGATAAATCTGGAAAGGTTTGAGGAGGAGTCCAGTCAGAATCTATGTTTCCCCAAGACATATCTTTTATGTCTTGGTCTAAAAAATGATATTGATCATGATTTGTCATTAATAATTTCTCCACCTAGTGCCGCATAACCAATAACATCTGTCCACGAATCGTCCTTTGATATGTCTTCAGCAAGTCTCGCTACCTTAACACCAATCATACAAGCCACAACTTCCTCTGGAGTAATTGCACCATTTAATTTTTTATCTAACAATATAGTCCATATATCAGCTATACGTTGATGATTCTTTTTAGCAGGTCCATATTCCTTGGCTCTCTGTCCATTGATAAGTTTCTCTGCTTCTCGTAAGAAAAATTCTCTATCTTTTTTCATGTATTAAATCCATACTTAGTTGTTGATTCTATTAAATGTAATGATTGTTTAGCACGAGTTGCTCCGACATAAAAAATTCTTGTCTCAGAATCTTGGTCTAAGCTTTCTACACAGGCTTTAGTGGAGTCAAGAAGTAGAGCTACGTTATCCGCCTCTCCACCTTTGGCTTTGTGTATTGTCGATATCCGAATCCTCGGAGTCCCCGTCAGTATTCTCTCCCCTCGTCTCCTCGCTGACATTATATAGGCCGTCTCTTGATCCGATACTTTCAACACATTCTGCCACGGAGTCTCGTGTGATGCGGTCAAATTGCATTTCTCTATAATTTCTTTTAGAGTATAAGTTTGTTCGGGATCTAAATGAGAGAATCTTTTTCTCCCAGATTTCGTGATAATATTCGGGTTCAATAGTTTCGCAAAATTCTTCAGTTCTGATGTAGACAAGCTTTGGTTTTTGCATAGTTTAAGCCATACCTCTATTCCGTTAAGTACATTTGGGGAAATAGACCAACCAGTGCCTTCTCTCCAATAGAGATAGCCTTCTTCTTTGAGACGAGTACATATTTTATTTGTGATATAATTAGTTCTCGCAAGTATCAACCATTCGCCACTAGTTAGATCTACATCAAGTATATCTCGATGCCATTCTATAGTGCCATCTTTTTTAGTGGGTTGCCATTCTTTTAATTGTCTGATAGAGACTTTTTTTATGAGGTTTTGTGAAAACTCGTGCACGGCACTCGGCACACGATACGATTTATTTAACACTAATTTATTTTTAGAAGCATTTAAAAAATCATCAACTTTTACACCCATCCAGGTATATATGGCTTGGTCATCATCTCCTGCATAATAAATTTCTTTGGAGTTCGGAACTAAAATTTCCTTAACCATTCGCCATTGCAGTGGAGCTAAATCTTGTGCTTCATCTATTATAAGTAAATCAAATTTTGGACTTGTACCTTCTTCGATAAACTTCTCTATCATATCAACAAAATCTAGTTTATTCTTTGCTTCTTTATAATCACTATATGCTTTAGCTAAGTTTTTTAATTGTTGCCAATGCAAGGTGTGATCCCAAGTATCATTAAATTGTTCTTCTAAAGTCACTTCTCTAACACGAGCCATTTGTATGACTGACATATATTTATCGCCACCTGCCCCAATTTGAAACAAAGGCCCATCTTCTAAACCTACTGTTGGATTACTTCTAAATTCTAAACCTACTAAATTACCTAATTCATTATAGTCTGATCCTTTAAAAACTTTTTTAACATCTAGGCCTAACCATGTAAAAGCCAAAGAATGTAAGGTTCTAAAATAAATCATTTGTTCTTTATCTAAACTTAATTCTAGTGTAGCCCTATCTTTTGCTTCTGTTGCAGCCTTACGACTAAAAGACATGAAAGCTATCTTGGTAGGATCCATTCCGTCTGCTATTTTGTTTTTAACTAAATTAATTAAACTAGTTGTTTTACCTGTGCCTGGTGGCCCGAATATTGTTGTTTCCATCAGAAAGGAGCCTCTTCTTTTTCTATAGCTATCTCACTAACTTCAACCTCAGAAGCAAACTCAGGGATCCACCAAACCCTTACAGATTTCCATTTACCAGAAGATGTTTTAAATGTTTTAACTATAGAACTTTCTTCGTTGTTCATTTCCTTTAATCTTTCTTGAACTTGTGCTCTCGTGTAAGAATCAAACTTCTTCTGTCTCATAAAATCCATAAGAGAATCTAATCTGAAATAAGTTTTAGCTTCCTCTGCTTCTGTATAAGGTTTGCCTAACATAATTTCTTCAAATGTTTGTGCTTGTATTCGACCTGTACAATAAGACTCAAGAATAGAAATAAATTGTCCTTTGTATGTCAACTCTTCGGGAACTTGTATCTCATTACATTTTTCCATTAAATCATTAACAGTCACTTCCCAATCCGCATCTTTTAATTTAGGTGGCATTACCTTTAATTGCTCCATACATGCTCGTTGAAAGAGTCGTGGTGCTTGCAATTCTTCTGTAGTTATTTCTAGTCTTTGCCCACCTATATCCACGAACCATAGTCTTGGCTCTGATAAAATCACAGACAACCCACTTATGCTTGGCATCGATGTGGCACCAATACCTAACTTCATTGTTCTACACACACCTTGATTACAATGCGAGGCCATAGGTTCTTCTTTACATAAGTACTGATATTCTTTTTTCTCTAAAGTATTTTGTATGGCTACAACTTCTGATGCAGATAAAGGTGGATGAAAATCTCTTACATTGTGCTCTTCAAATTTTGTTTTCCAATTACCAGGATCAAGCCTTTGTAGGAATACACCTAGTTGAAAAGCAGTTCTATTTCTTTCTCCCTCAAATACACCAATAGCTAACTTAGTTCTAAGGCAAGGTATATAATTTGGTAAAAGGTCTACAGGTCCACCTATAGGCAGAGTTAAAAAGTCCTTCGGTAAGGTCTTGACCTTTTGTATCTCTTCAATGAATTCCGACAACGATGCCTCGACATAAGTTCCCTCTCTTCGGATGATCGCATATCGTAGAGTTTGCTCTGAAT